TAATATAACGGCTATTCTTGCATACGTTTAAGTTGTCTCTTGACCTTGCTATCAATGACCGCTTGCACATCGTACTTACTGCCGGTTAAGTATATCATTTGATTAATCATAATTTGCACATCTGCCAACTCTTCAATTAGGTTGTCAAGATGATCTTTGTTCCAGTCACGATGTATTTTAGATATTGCAACCGTCAACTCAGCCATTTCCTCTATTGTCTGCCTTGATTGTGACACAAAGCCGTAATGCATCGCTATCTTTTCAATGTCTGTCATTGTCTATTCTCCATATCATATATTGTGAGTTGGTTTTCTTCTGCTTCAAGAATCGGCAACCATTTATATTGGTATATGCTTATTGCTATTTTGGTTCACCCACTCAATAGCTTGTCGCATTGTATAACCGCTATTTGTTGCCTTGTCTAGCAAAGCATACATTCCGGGATGTGTTTCTTTTAGTTGTAAAAATCTATCATCACCTTTTATGTGCGCTCCAAAGCCACATAGTACGCACCCTGTACGATGACAGCCTGTACAGTGCAATTTTTCGTTTTCTAAGTCAAACATCTGCATTTGTCCTGATTCTTCATCATCAGATACCACTTTGCCATATACTGAACATATAGGCAGGTTTCTGTCTTTGATATAGCGCAGCACGTCTTGTTCCGTCCAAAAACTCATAGGATTGCTAATGGGGTTTTTAGCATCAAACATATTGCAACCATACCTTACCCATTGACTTGTCCTTAGTTTGCTTTCTGATGCCATCTGTGCTGTCATAGGCTTTTTTCCTGTCTCTCTTGTGTACCTATGTGCAGGTTCTTTCTTCATAACTCCACAACATCTGTTTGAAACTTCAAAGGGAGCATCTAACATGAATTGATATTGGCTTCTGTCGTACATCTTGGAATACTCGCTTGTCTCTACACCCTTTTCCTTATGTGGAACTTTCCCTTCAAGTTGTAACACCCTAATCGGTTTTCCATATTTATACTTGCTAGGGATAACCCCCTTCTTCAAGTCCTGATAGTCTTTGTTTTTCTTGTCCTTTCTTCTGTCTATTCCTAGAATGTCCGCCATCCCATAAGCGAATTTTATCTCTGTCTGTCTGTCTGTCTGTCTGTCTGTCTGTCTGTCTGTCAAGATGGTTTCTTGCTTCCTAACTTCTGTCAAGTATTTTCTCGCACTGTCTATGGTCTCGCTTATCTCCTTACTGAATAATGGAAAACCATATTTACTGCACACTTCAAAGAAGTTAGTTTTAGGTTGTACTATATCCACATTGTCAAAGGTCTTAACAAACTGTCTTAACTCAGGGTATTGTGTAGGAACATCAACGAACATAGCCTTGACATTCTTGTAACCGAACTCATTTCGTACTAAATCAAGTAGTACAGTGCTGTCCTTTCCACCTGAAAAGCTGACATATACTTTGTCTTCTCCATATTCATGAATCCACGCTCTTACTCTTGTTCGTGTTAAGCGAATCTTCAAATCAAGAGGTAGGGCTTGTTTTTCTCTTAATTCATCTATTGTATGGCTCATTTAACATTCCTTTCTATCTGCTCTAACTACTTTATTCGCATAATGTTTGCAACACCATCCGTGTAACTTTGGATTGTCGAATGTCTTTTCACAATTCCTTCCACATCTGAACAGCTTACCCTCATAATTGTTCTTTAGCCTTGCACACTTGTAACAGTTTTTCATATTCCACCCCTTCTTTTTATTTCTTTCACATAGCCATATTCATTAACCAGCTTATCAAGTCCGCTCCTTTTCACTAGTTTCTCTGATATCTGCATTTCATTCTCGAATACATATATAAAATCAGAGTTGCTCTTGATTGGTTGGCTTGTCGCTCTCTCAATTACTTCAAGATGTCTGTCGTTCTTCATTGTCCACCTCCTCTAGCATTTCGTCCAAAGTACGCTTTTCATAATTCATCACTATTGTGTTATTTCCACCTAAAGCAAGGGTATAAAGTCGCTCCATTTCTGTATTTCGGAAAGTGCCTAACACTATTCCTTGATTACCTTGTTCTAATACAAGGCACGGCTTTTTTCTATTAGGATAATGTCTAATTACTATCTGCATCCTGCACCTCACTTTCTGCCCCACACAACTTATCTGCTATCATAGCCAATGATTTTGCTATGTCTGCTAATATTTCTGTATTATCAACCTTAAGACCTGTTTTCTCTATCTTTGTTAGGCAATCTATCATCGAATTTGTTTCCTCTAATTTGCTCATTCCTTATCCTCACTTTCTGCTTTGTACTTGTCAATAATTTGTGTTGCCATATACAAGCCGTAATTTCTGCCTTTGTCATAATCATCTTCGACTTTGCAATAAGCCTTTTCTATCTCTTCCCTTATCTTTTCAAGAATATCTACACTTTTTCCTAACTCATAAGCCTTTTCGATTTCAGCCTGTTCCATTTCCTGCATTTTTTGGATTTCTGCATCTGTGTACTGTGGTGTGGCGGCTTTTTTAACTTCTTCCATTACCTTGTCCATTTCATCATGCTTTTCTCCAAATCCAAAAGCCAAACCAACTTGAAATGCTTTTGCAATATCTTCGTATTTCAGTTGTGGCGTGACAGGTGGTAATTCACTTAATGCAATAACAAATTCATTGTAACTATCACTTGAATCAAACCACTCAGATAATCCCGTCATATCTATTACCGCCTGTCTGCTTATATAATCCTCACTTGGGAACTGTGAATTTATAATCATCTCCCTCGCAACCGACATACAATCAATGAGTATTTGTAAATCAAATCCGTATTCACCTGCAAAGTTATTATCAACTATTCGTTGTAACGCTTCTTCTCTTCTCATACTTCCTCACTTTTTCCTTTCATCTTTGCCCCACAATTAGGGCAGTACTTATATTCATCAAAATCAACCTTTGACTCTTCCTCTGAACTAAAGTCATGCTGACATTCAGAACATTTCCATGAATAGTAAGTGATTTTGTTTTCTAGGTGATGTACGCATATCCACTTTCCTTTCTTCTGCTTTCCACATTCTCTGCATTTGTCGGCAAAGTCTGTAATAGTTACACCTTTTGGTGTGACAGGTGGCAACTGTTCAATATAGTTGATTAGAAAATTCCTTTGACCATTGCTACCATTATCAAGCCTAAATTGTAGCCACTCTTCACTAAAATACACTTCTTTTATTTTACTTAATACCGCCTGTCTGCTGATACAATCCTCACAAGGCTCTTGCTTTAATAATTTCAGTGCTTTTTTAATGAATTCGTATGTACCGCTATTTTTAGAATCTTTGTTCACTTCAAGAAACATTTCTCCGAAGTTTATTGCTTCTTCTCTTGTCATTACTTATCCTCACTTTCCTGTGGCTCTGCATACTTCTTTTCAATCCGTTCGAGATTGTCAGCGAACTCATTCAAGGCTTGTGCCACTTCCCTTGATTCAGCAATAATCTTTTCAAGATTCATTTCTGCTGTAATTTTATATGACGCCATATTCTTCCTCACTTTCTGCCTTGTACTTGTCAAGGACTTCTGTAACTAACCTTACTGCGGTGTCTGTAATTGGCAGCTTTTGTATCTCGGCTCTTATCTTGTCAAGAATAGTTAAATCTGACTCCAACTGTCTTTTAGTGCCACATCTAAACCCCGAGATAAAATCTTTCGTGTAATATTTTTCGTTCTTGGGATTTACTTCTAATCGTTTCATACTTCCTCACTTTCTGTTCCATAAGCCTGTGGTAGTGGCATCCAAGCTACTACGTTATCAACCTCATAATAGCCCCATTCTGCGTCATACACGTACCAACCTGATACACCTTTTTTATCATTGAAATCAAACTTGTCTATTTTGAATAAGTCTAAAGCAAAATCTAACAATTCGACACACTTGCCTCCCATACACCTATCTATTGTTGTTAAATATTTTCCGTTCTTATTGGGTAATTTCTCACTGACAGGAATCCATCTTGGCTCTTGCTCTAGTGCCTTAATAGCCTCTTTAAGAACATCTGCATCATCAGATGTCACATAGCAAACAGCATTATTTGTTTCGGTCGCTTCTGCTAGAATATCTTTCAATCCCTTTATCGCTTTCTCTTCTTTTGTCATTACCTAACCCCCTTTGTTTGCAACACATACCCATTAGGTAGGCTCTCCGCTGCCTTAACTGCCCTGTCTAATTCATCATATGTACCCCAAAACCAAAACTCGTGGTCTGTCGCTCTAACAACTGTATATCTGTCTAGTTCATAGGGGATGTTGTTTATATGTATCTTACACTTTACATCTTTATTCTTTCCCATTTTGTACCTCCTTCCACAAGTCATATATCATTTTGACGATTGCTCCGATTGTTTCGGTTTTCATCTCTACTCTATCATACTTTTCGCAGCTTTTTATAAAATCCTCAATCAATTTTCTCTCTTGTTCCGTCATCCTCTACCTCTTCCTCGCTTTCTTCCTGCGCCTTTGCATACTTCTTTTCAATTTGCTCAATATTATCAGCAAACTCGTTCAAGGCTTGTGCAACTTCCCTCGATTCGTCAATAATCTTTTTTAGATTCATTTCTGCTGTAATTTTATATGTTGCCATTCACTCTTTCCTTTCTCTTTCTGCGTCTATAAATCTATCAGCTTTGTATATGTACCTTCTGTGCCTTTCTGAATCAATAACCATTTCGATATAATCAATTACTTTTTCTCTTACTTTGTCATCAGTAGTCCAAAACTTTACATACTGATTTTCTGTTTCTAATGAAAAACTTTGCATATTCTACCTCCTTATCTATGTAACAACGCCCTTGCTTTTAGCGTCAACTTTACTATATATTTTTTTATCGTGGTGTTTAGAAATTTTTGGATTTAATTATGAGTGCAAGGGCGTAATTACCTACTTTTCTTTTTCGCTTATATCCTTTACCAACTGCTGCAAGTGCAATAAGTCTTTTTCTATCTTCTTGTAGCTTTCATCGTCTAACTTGACAGATATTCTCGCTATAATCAGTCCTAGTGCAAATGCTATATCCTCATTCATATCTTCTTCAACCTCTACTTTGATATAATTGCCGTAACCTTTTCTTTTATGCATGAGTGCCGCTGTCTTAACTGTGCTAATTGTTACACCCCTTTTTTCTGCAAGTTCTTTCGCTGTGTCGCATACATATATAGGCAGTTCGTATTTATCAGGCGTTACATACAGCCATAAATATTTCTTTTTCATTCTGTTCCACTCTTCCATTTTCCTTTCTTTAGCCATCGTTCATATACTGAATAAGGTCTACATCTGATATGCCCTTTGAACAGATAAAGATTATACCATTTTTCAATATATCCATATTCTGCGTGAAAATCCTTAATTGTATTATTGGCTAAATCGTGCCACATGAAATGCGGGCAAAATACTTCATTTTTCCAAGATGGGATATATATTATTCGTATCTGCTTACCCCATTTAATCTTGGCTTTTATTGCCTCGAACAAACAATTAGAGTAGTATTCTTGTTTCATATTATCCCCCAATCGTTGTTAATGGGAAGTTTTTTATTGATTTTCTTTAACTCTTGCATCGCCTGTACTTTTCCACCGCTTAATATAGACGCAAGACCTATAATATAAGCTGTGTTATCATACTTTGTATCTACATCAACAGAATTTACAAACATCTGCGCTGTCCTCATTGCGTCTCTTCCTTCGGCTGTTTCACACTTCTGTAAACTCTTGTTAAATTCATCAATGTAATCTTCGCAATGTTCTCTTCGTTCCGCTGCCTCGTCTATTTCTCTTTCGTACTTATTCAATAGCAGTTTTGTACGTGATAACTCGTCTTTAATTAATTTAAGATGTCTTTCAATTGACCTTAATTCTTTCGACGCTTCTTGCTCTTCCTCATAAATCTCTTGATACTTGGTGCCTGCGTTAGCGACTATATCAAGTACAACCGCTGCTACCTTGCTATTGCATTGAGCTTTATTTAATCCTCTATTCATCATTTCTTCTCTTAAACAATCTAATCCTGTCATTATCTCAACCTCCTATCAGCCTTTCAAGTTGCTCATTCGAATAACTGCGACCGCTAAAGTTATTGAATTTGTTGGTTTGTTTCTTTTGCGTGTTAGTTTTTTTAACAGCATCAACAACCCATTTTCTAATTGCTAGATAATGGCTTTTGTATTTAGCCCCCTTCATTTCGATGTATTCATCAAGGTAAGTTATACAATCATCTGCGGTCTTTGTTCCAAATTCTTCTTTGAGTTTATCAAGTTCAGAATCTGTCAAGCGTACATTTTTGTATTCGCCATATATATGTTTCTTATTCTTCTTTACTTCTTTATCTTCTTTAGTCGTTGTTATTTTTTTGTTATTTATTTGTTGGTTATTTGTTGTTAAAGTGTTATTTATTTGTTGGTCTTGATAATCATCGTACTTGCAAACCCTTATAAATGTGTGGCTTCTGCCCCTTTTTTTATTTGTTACAACTTCGCCACTATCCTCTAATTTTTTTAGTGCAGTTCTCACTTGCTGAATTGTCAACCCTGTTGTGTCTGAAAGATGTTTATAAGTTGTTGCAAACTCCCCTCTTTTTATTTCTACGCCTTGCCATCGCTTATCTTCCCAATTAGCCATAAGCAAACAATGTATAAAAAGGGTAACTACATTCGGATTGTCGTGCCATTCCCAAGATGTGAATTTTCGCCACAACTTAATATACCCTGTGTTTTCAATCATTTAATTCTCCGTCAAATAAAAATAGCTTGTATAAAAAGAGGTGCGGCTCTTAATATACAAGCTGTGGTTAGCTTACTTTATGAGGTGATTCAAGCTGAAGTCCGCACATTTCAGCTAACCTATTTTGAAAGAAGAGGTATTTATGTCATTCGACATCCCTCAACTATTATTATATATCATAATGGAACTTAAAGCAATAACTAATTACAATCTTTTCCAAAACTTTCTTCCTTGTATGGCTCTGGTAATGGCATCCACGCTATTACACCATTATAGGGATAAGTGCCACCATCTACCGAATCTAACCCGTACCAATATTGTCTATCAACGACATAAAATCCGTCAGAATCATTTTCTTCGTCTGTCATCTCGTCTTTGTTAAATGTTGCTACTGCGTAATCATTAGCAAACCATATAAGGCATTTTTCAGACTCGTACCACTTATAGTCCCCTTCGCTAACGTATTTAGTTGTTTCGGGCAACCTCTCACTAACAGGAATCCATCTCGGCTCTCGCTCTAGTTCCTTGATAGCCTTGTCAATATCTGCTCCATAACTGCCATTATGGAACGATTTGAGTTTCTTTAAGTTCTCTATTGACTTGTTCATACTTCCTCACTTTCTGCCTCTTCCTTAATTGCTTTTATTGCATCATAAAGTCCTTCATGATAGCCAATCACATATTGGTCGTCTGTGATATAACATTTTTGTTCAAACTTTTGCCTTGCTAACTGTGGGTCTATATCAAACTCTCTCGTAGCCACTAAAACGGCATCATCTAAACTTAAAAATAGTTTTGTCATTTCTTATCCTCACTTTCCTCTATTACCGCCTTTATAGCGTCAAATGCTATATCCATATTGTAAGGGGTATATCCTGCCTGCAATAACCATTTTCCTTGCTTCTCAATCTCTGCTCTTATCTTGTCAAGCACCTTCTCTCTTCCACATTCTCTGCACTTGTCAGCAAAGTCTGTAACAGTCACACCCTTTGGTGTTACGGGTGACAATTCTAACAACGCTCCTTCTATCACATCGCCATAGACGGCTTCTGCGCTCCATGCTACATGACCTTCACAGCCCTTTTCTTCTGCGAATGTCAATCTAAATGTGTTTTTCTTTACCTCATTAATTGCCGACTGCCTACTGATACAATCCTCACAAGGCTCTTTAGGTCTACAATGAAAATCAAGTTTTGCTCCTTTGTATTCCAAGTCCATATGTTCAGGCATTGTATCGCCATCTTCTAACTCAAATTCGGCTATCCATTTATTCATTTGTTTACCTCACTTTCTGATTTTAACCTATAAATTTCATTTCTTCTTGACCGATATTGGCAAGGTATTTTTCAAGACTTCTGATTTTCTTTTCTATCTTCCTTGCCCTCGACTTCTCACTGATGACATAACGCCTTATGCTCTCGGTTTCTTCCTTTGTAGGAACAAAATAACCTGCCCCGTCCATTAGATTTACAATAGGCGGTGTTGTTATATCAAGGTTTGATTTTTCTATTTCTCTACGCACCCACCTACTTTTTAAGCCTGTAAGTATAGACAACTCTTGAAGCGATATTCCATTATCGTGACCTTTTGGTATATACTCTAATATATTCATATAATTTACTCCTTTATAAAATCAAAGATTGTCATTTGGTTTATTTCAGCATCTAAACGCTCTTTTGCTAGATTGAAATAGTGTTCATCTATCTCGAATCCAACATATTTACGTTGCATTTTGTGACACGCTATCAAGGAGCTTGCACTTCCGACATGGGTATCAAGTATTACATCACCTTTTTTAGAGTAGTTATTTAATATCCACTCATATAATGCTACTGGCTTCTGATTAGGGTGTATTCTATATTCTTTGTTTTTCATATTTTCTTGCAACATTCCATGCCAACGGTATCTGATTTTTCTTACAGCTGATGGATAATTAGTCCACGCTAATTCACAATCTGCAAAATCATTTATACTATTGTCTTTATCCCAAACTATCCAGCAAGAACTATCGTATGGTATTTTGCTTATAAAATGATTAGCTCCCCATATAATCTGATGTTTTGAAACCCTTAAAAGCTCATCAAAATAATCTTTACTAGGTGCTTTTGTATCGTTTCCAAAATAAGCTTTATAATCTTTTGATATTGCAATTTTGCTCCTTGTGTGATTTTTGCTTCCGTTCTCGCCTATTCCATAAGGAACATCAACGACAGCTAAATCAAAATAATTATCTGGAAATTGTTTCATCCCCTCCATACAATCCATATTATAAAACCCAAAGTCTAACATTTCTAAACTCCTTTAATATTAAATGCTCTTTTAACATTCTATCAATGTAACCTCTATTCGTGGGTTATCCTTGTCAACATAGAAATAACACTCGAATGATTCTATCTCACGCCAGCCGTCATTTTTGATAACACCCTCTTTGACCAATGCATCTTGAATAACTTTCATTGCAAAGGCAGCCACATTGTCCTTGTCTCGCCTCTTATTTGGCTCAAAAAAGCAATATTTAATCTTTATAGGGGATTTTATCGCTAAATCCCCTAAATCCCTTTTAATCGCCTCCTGAACGCTTTTCTGTGCGGTCTGCTTAAAGGCATTACCTTTGCTGAAACAATGTCCTGCATTTTTTACCATTACTCTGTCAGCGTTGATATAATCGTTGAGATTAGGCAACTGACCTTCAATCTTAAACAAATGGCAACATTTCATCACTATATTCCTCGCTTACTTGATTAAATCCGTCATTGTCTGTATGTATGTCTGCCTGTGTGTTCGCCTGAGAATTTCTACTTTCGCAAAACTCAACGCTATTCGCTATGATTTGGTCGGAGTATACTGTTTTTCCGTCTTTCTGATAATTATTATTGCGGATTTCCCCTTCAACTAGAATCTTAACGCCCTTGTGTAAATATGTCTCAACAAATCCCGCTGTTTTTCCAAAAGATACAAGGTTAAAAAAGTCGGTCGGATAGTTGCCATTACTGTCCTTGTATTTTCTATCTACTGCAAGGCTAAACCTTGCTATTGGCTTGTTATCGTTGCCATACCTCACTTCTGGCTCTTTGCAGATGCGTCCTGTAAACAAAATTTTATTCATTTTCTTTTTCCTCGCTTTCGTCACTAAAAGTTATGTTGATTTTAACTTCATTAGGCTCAACCTCATATCCTCTCTCAATGCTTTGTTTTGCATATTTTATAGCTTCTTTAACATCGCCAAACTCGTAATCGTAATACTTAACCCTTACTATTATTTTCTCTTTGATTCTCATACTAAAACTCCTTTCATAAATAACTCTTAATAAACTTCTCTATAAACTCTTCTCTTGTGTGCGTCTCTTCGTACTTCTGCTGTCCTAATTGCATCAGTTCCATATCCAACCCTCGACCTGCGTTGTCGTGTAACTCTCGATGATGTTTAGGGCATAACCACACCCACAAGCCTTCTTTATCTGCTATATCTCGGCACTTATGGGATTTATATATGTGGTGCTTTTGTACCCTCGGATTTTGACAGATAAAACACTTTTTTTCATTCTCTATGATTGATTTTCCCATTGTTCCAACGCCCTTTCTAGCTTCTCTTCATCTGGTGTCATTAGCCCCATTTCTTTCATTTCTGAAGTAACACCATCTAGCAAAACACTGAACTCTTGTGTGTTGTAGGTTGATGAACCATAGTAGCATAATAGTTGTACAGCCTTTTGTCCGTTAATGTCTATCTCCCCTAGTTCTTCACACTCTCGCCATTGTTTTTTTACACCTTCAACCGCATCAGGTTTGACGCATATATAAGTATATGTGCCATAGCGTTTAAGCATTTCGAGATATACATTCCACTTATCAGTATTTAACGCTGCCGCTATGTCTCCTAACATTTTCCAAAGAAGTCCATTGGCGTTAAGGCTTCGCTTTTCTCGGTGCTTCTTAACCTCTACATCAAGCGTCTCTTCCTGCAATTCTTGCAAACTGCTGATGTTAGATTCTGTTGTTATAGTTAAATTGTATGCACCTTTTAAGTCTCTTGTAATGTTTTCAATTTTGCCCTTAAACTCCATTATTGCCCTTTCATTGCTTCAATAACCATATGCGCTTTAGTCTTTGTTAGGTCTGCGCTAGATGTAAATTGATACTTCTTTTGTATTTCAGCAAACCTTTCATTAGTACATTTCCCGCTTTTAAGCATATCATTGATTTGTTTTTTTTGTTCTTTGGTACACATTGGCACTCCTTGCGGTGCTTCTAACTTATCTTCTTGCGTCCTTTTGGTGTATTCGTCTGTATCGGCATCCCTTTCATTATCAATACAAAACAATCCTGCTAATGCATATTTACGAGCATAACTAGAAGCGGTTCCTGTTATCTGTGATTCATCCATTCCTTTTTTCGATTCTGCTTCACGAGCTGATGCAACACTTTCAATCTTTTCGCCTGTCTCTGTCTCGATTAATGTTGCGTATGCTTCAATATAATTTCGCTCTCCTACTTGTATAGTTTTGTTTGTTAAGAAAAGAACACAACCATTTTTTTCACATAAAGGCTTAACCTTTGTCAAAATGTCCTCACAACTCCTATAGTTGTATTTGCCAAAATTGTTCTTGTTGTCTTTCGGCACAAACAACTCTTTCTGTATGTTCGCTAATTTTTCATATATCATATTTTGCCCCCTATCTATAATTCCAACTATGCCAATCTTCTTCTTCCTGGATTTGTGCCTCTTCTTCTCGGCGTTTTCTTTCATCTTCTGTATCTTCATCTTCTGTATCTGCAAAAAAACTATTTAACACTTTGTAGCACTCACCATCAAAAACATCATCCTTGTACTTATCACACAATTCTTTTGCTTTGCAATTATAACAACCTAGCCTATCTTGGATTAGTTTCCCTAGTTCTTTCATATCTTCATCTTCGCCTGTTAGAAATGAATCAACTAATTCATCCCCTATTTTGCGCCAATCTCCCATATCTAACTCCTTTCTATTTTTTATAGCAATAAATTGTTTTACCCTTTCTATCGTACACCTTGCCTTGTTCAAACTCGGCGGCGTTGGTAACTTCTGGTGGTATCACTCCACCACTATTAAGCAATTCCG